TGGCTTCTGCAGCAGCCTTTGCGGGTCTAACCGCCTTTGCAACCGGGGCAGCCAAAGCTGCGATTGAAGATGAAGCCGAACAAGCCAGGCTGGCAAAGACCTTGCAGAACGTGGTCGGTGCGACGACTGCTGCTGTTGACCAGACTGAGCAGTTCATCAAGGCTCAGTCACGGTTGACGGGGTTCACGGACAGCGAACTTCGTCCGTCGATTGAGGGCTTGGTTCGCGCAACTGGTGATCTTGGCAAGGCTCAGCAGCAAGTTATTCTTGCGCAAAACATTGCCGCCGCTACAGGAGCACCGTTGGTTGAGGTTGCGAATGCGTTGGCTCGTGCGAATGTTGACAACTTTAGGTCGTTGGTTGCGTTGGTTCCTGCGTTGCGCGACAACATCAAAGAAGGCCAGTCGTTGGATCAGGTCTTTGGTGAGTTGAACTCCACCTTCACAGGTGCTGCTGCTTCGGCTGCAGGTACCACCGCTGGTCAACTCAAGATTCTGCGTAACAGTATTTCGGAAGCCAGAGAAGCAATCGGTGTCGGACTTCTGCCTGCCATTGCTGCTGTCGTTCCCGTATTGACAAAGTTGGCTCAACTCATTGAGGACAACGCAACAGTGTTCTCGGCATTCCTGATAACGGCTATCACTTTCACAGGGACGATGACTCTTCTCGGCATTGCTATGAAGGGTTACGCGGTGGCAACGGCCGTTGCAGCAGTAGCAACCGGGGTGCTAGGCAGGACAATAACAGCGAGTGGCATCGGAGGTTTTGTTCTTGCTTTCTCGGCTTTGACGGCGGGTGCGGTGCTGGCAGCACAAGCCATCTTCGGAGCTGAGGCGGCAATCAAGAAGTTGGAATCGGCAACCGCTGGTGCGGATGGCATCGTTCGGGCAGCAGGTCGCTCGTTCATCTACCTGACTGGCGAAGTCCTGCTGCTGAACCAAAGTCTGTCACGATCAGTCAACGTGCTTGACACTCAGCGCAGACGGCTCGAGGCTTTGGCCGGTGCCTATGGGGTCACCACATTCAAGACAGGTCAGTTTGAGCAGAAGACTGGCGGTGCAGCGAAGACTGTGCAGACAGCCAAAGAAAAGATTGCCGAGTTCACGTCAGTGTTGAAGCGTGCGCAGGGTGCGTCGGATTCGTTCGGGGCCGCTCAGAAGCGTGTTGGCGATGCACAGTTGTCTGTTGTTGATGCCAACGATGCTTTGAAGAAGGCGCAGGATGCGTTAGTAAAGGCTCAGCAGGGTGGGTCGGCGCAGGACATTGCTGCAGCTCAGCGTGCTGTGGCGGCTGCTGAACGTGGTGTTGCCCGTTCAAAGTTCAGTCACGAAGAGTCAATCATTGCGGTTCGTGATGCGGAGCGAAAGTTGGCTGAGATTCGCAAAGACCCCGAGGCCACGGCTGATGAGATTCGCCGGGCCGAGATTGACTTGGCTGAGGCAAAGTTCAATGTTGCTGACTCTGAGGATCGTCAGATTGAGACGGCTAATGGGTTGGCTGAGGCTCGACGGAATCTGCGTATTGCGACCGATGGGTTGCGTCAGGGTGATGAGGAGTTGTTGCCGTTGCAGCTTGCGGTGGACACGGCCACACGTCAGCAGACACAAGCCAACAACGAGTTGGAAGCATCTTTCAAAGCTCAGACAACTGCGTTGGAGGATTACAAGACTGCGTTGGATGAGTTGGCTGAGAGCATCAAGAAGTTCCCAAAGATTTCATCAAACCGTCCTGCAGTCGGACTGATCCCGATGGTGCCTGCTGTTCAAACACCTGGAGCGCAGAGCGGTACCCGCAACGGGCAACGCAACCTGCCCGACAAGGTGGAAATCACAGTGAACTCGAGCATCGTGAATCCGTTGCAGGTAGCTCAGGAGATTCAGGATTATCTTGACCAGTTGAATCGCGCCTACGGAACATACGCGGTGTAGCTGATGGCAAAGACAGCCATCTGGGGTCAGACATACAAGATTCTGTTGGACACTGGGCTGACCCAGGATGCGTTCACACTTGACTCCTCCACGCTCAACGGCACCGATGTGCTGGATGGGGTGGTGGACTTCGCTGACGTGACCGAGTTTGTGTTGAGTGTCAACATCAAACGTGGCCGTCAAACCCAGTTGGACACCATGTCCATCGGGCAGGCCACCGTCGTGCTTGATGACAAAGCATCCGACCGTTCCTTCGACCCGGCGAACACCGCATCGACCTACTTCCAAGGTGGGTTCGGTATCGCCCCACGACGCTTCGTGCAAATCTACGGTGGCACCGCAGGACAAGAACCGCTGTTCATCGGCCGCATCAACGACCTCGACATCGACTACGTGCAACCCAACAACTCGTTCGCCCTGGTCACTTGCACCGACGACCTCTCCACCCTGGCACGCACCAACCTCGTCGCATTCAACCCGTCATCGCAACTGACATCGGATCGCATCACCGCCATCCTTGACCGCCCAGAGGTCGCATTCTCCACCGCCCTACGCAGCATCGCCACCGGTGTCGCCACCCTCGGCACCGTCGCCTACGACAACAACGACAACGTCAAGAACGCACTCGACGCAGTAGCCGTCGCCGAAGACGGACGATTCTTTGTGGACCGTGGCGGCACCGCAGTGTTCCAGCCGCGCATCGGCTTCTCGTTCTCCACCGCCATCATGTCATTCACCGACAGTGCAGGCACCGCCTACGCCTACCAAAGCTTGTCAGTTGGCTACGGTGCCGAGACGCTCTACAACCGCATCCAAGTCGGCGTGCAAGGTTTGTCGGTGGCAACTGCGGTGGACACGACATCATCCACCGAGTTCGGTGTCACCACCCTCAGCCTGTCCGACCTGCCACTCAACACCCTCGCAGCCGGCACGGCCCTAGCCCAAAACTTGTTGGACAAGTACAAGAACCCTGTGTTCCGATTCAACGAGATTGGGGTGACGCTCAACGGGTTGTCTCCTGCTGCTGGGCAGGATGTGTCGACGTTGGAGATTGGTGATTTGGTGGCCGTAACCCGCACATTCACAACCGGCAGCCCGCTCACCGTCACTAAAACAATGTTCGTGGAGAGCATCTCCCACGACATCACACCCCAGACGCATCGTGTCTCATTGGGATTGGGTCAAGCCCAACTCCTCACCCAGTTCATCTTGAACACCAGTGAACTTGACGACACCGATGTTGGGCTAGGATAAAAACATGACTGCAAGACAGAGCTTCACTCAAGGACAGGTATTTACAAGTGCTCAAGCCAACGCTTTGGCTGAAGCCACGGTTGCTGTGAACGCGCAAGGAACGGCCACTTCGTACACACTTCTAGCCACAGATGCAGGAAAACTCATCACGTTCACAGGCGGTTCAGCAACCATCACAATCCCTTCGAGCGTTCTTGCCGTTGGCGATCAAGTGAACGTCGCTCAACTTGGCACAGCGCAAGTTACGTTCGGTACTGCGTCCGGAGTCACTCTTGTCTCTGACGGAACGGCACGCAAAACGAAAGGTCAATACGCAGTTGCGACGTGTGTGCAATACACCACGAACGAATGGCTGCTTCTCGGAAACATCAAGGCGTAACTAATGCAAATCCTTGCAGGAGTTAGCGGTGCAGCTGCGCTTGAAACGGTGGAGTTTCTGGTTATCGCTGGTGGTGGAGGTGGCGGAACAGGAACTAGTGGTGGTCGTGCTGGTGGTGGTGGTGGTGCTGGTGGTTATCGTTCGTCGGTAGCAGGTGAAAGTTCTGGTGGTGGTGCTTCCGCTCAGTCGCCAATGACTATCGGTTTGGGTGTGACATACACGGTCACGGTTGGTGGTGGTGGTAGTGGTAGCACTGCTGGTTCCAATAGTTCTATTTCTGGAACAGGTTTGACAACCATTACTTCGGTTGGTGGTGGTCGTGGTGCGCAAGACAATCAAGGTTCATCAACTGGAGGCTCTGGTGGTGGTGGCAACAGTAAAGTAAACCCAGGTGGTTCGGCGGGTACAGCAAATGAAGGTCGGGCTGGTGGAAGCGGTTTCAGTGACGACAACGGAAGTGCTGGTGGTGGTGGTGGTGCGTCTGTTGCTGGTACTTCTGGAAGCGGCAGAAACGGCGGTGCTGGCGGTGCTGGTGTTGCGTCCTCCATTACCACTTCGTCAGTAACTCGTGCTGGCGGTGGTGGTGGTGGTGGTATGACCAGCGGCTCTAATGGTGGTGGTGGTGCTGGTGGTGGTGGTGGCTCAGGCAACCCAAGTCCTAGTGCTGGTGGTGCGAACACTGGTGGTGGTGGCGGTGGCTTTGCCGCTCTTGGTCCTGACAATGGCTCTGGTGCGAGTGGCGGTTCGGGTGTAATCATTATTCGTTATCCCGACTCATTCAACACAGCGACAACTTTGACCACTGGAACATTGAACACGACAGGCGGATTCCACATCTACACCTTCAACGCTTCTGGAACTATCGGCTGGTCGTGATGGCACACTTCGCTCAACTAGACGAAACGAACACGGTGCTGCAAGTCATCGTCGTCAGCAACGATGTGGCAGTTGATGAGACATCAGGGCAGGACTTCATCGCTGATGTGTTGCGACTTGATGGCGTGTGGAAGCAAACTTCGTACAACACCTATCGGGATTACGCTTACACGCTTGACGACAGCGAGCCGCCACAAGTGATTAGCGTTGAGTATCTCGGAAGTAAGCATCGCATGGGCGGCACACCATACAGAGGTCAATACGCTGGCATCGGAGACACCTATGATGCCGAGTTAGACGAGTTCGTAACACCAGTAGTCGAGAGTGCGCCCGAATAACAGCCTTCGTTGGCTGATCCTCGCACCGGCAGTCTTGTTCGCCTTCTGGCCGACTACCGCACAAGCAGACCCGCAACCAGGGCTTGCCACCACCTACTACACCATCGACGAGATACCACCGCTACGTTCCACCAGCGAGTATCCGATCTGCGGAACCGAGATAGAGAACAACATCAACCGCA